CGAGTCTGTCGGTAAGCTATAGCGCTCCTGCTCTGATGAAGGTTGGGGCGATGGTTCCGAGCCAGGCTGCGACTTTGAATTTCAATCGCGGATCCATCAATCCGCAGTATACAGCGGAGAGTCAGTACAGGGCTGGAGAGGCGACTGGGTATTCTGCATCTCTCTCTGGCGCGAGTGTCCAATACTCCGAGAGTGGCTCTGGAAGACAATTTACAATTCCTGCGTTCACCAGGAACAGTGTCGGCAACGTAACTCTTAATGGCACGGTCAATTATGCTCAGGGTGCTCAGCCCAAGGACAGCGATGGTGGGAATTATCAGACACCGCTTCCTGCAGGATCTAAATCCGCGAGCAAGACGATTGAATTTATTCTGCCATTCTACTGGGGCAAGAAAAGCACGCCGAGCATAACGGATCTATCGGGGCTGACCGAGGATCTATCCAAGAAGGGCCAGAAGACATACACATATAGCAATGCGAATAACGAGTATCTATACATCGTGTATAACGCATCGTATGGGAATCTCAGGTCGATTCTGGACGAGAACAACTTCGAGAACCTTGACAGCTGGGTGAAGTCGAGCCTGTCTTTTGAAGGTCAGAATTACAACGTATACAGATCGGGGTTCGCCATCACTGGCAGTCCGCCATTCACGTTTAAGTTTTAGGAAGGGGGTATGAATTATGGGACTAAACCTTACGGCTCCCTTTACGCGCGGAGGAGCATTTCCAATTGACGACGCTCTGGTTCTTTCTAAGGCAGAGATGGTCGCGATAAACGACAACACTATGCCAGAGAAGTACTTCTGCATCTGCAGAGAAGATGGGCAGATGTATCTATATGATAAATCTGCGACTCCGTCCGCTGAGACTGGGAAGTATGTCCTGTTCAGCGGTGGCGGTGGGACGGATGACTATGAGCAATTGGAGAACAAGCCTATCCTGAACGGAGTGACTGTTCAGGGCAACAAAGAGTCGCAGGATTATAAGCTGACACTGAGCGTTCAAGAGATTGAAAAAATATTATATCTGGATTAAGAGAGGAGAATAAAAATGGCAGATAAATATATCAATGAGACTGGGTTGCAGGCGATTAAGACCTGGATCGTGGATAGGTTCACAAATAAAATTGAAAAAATAAAAGTGAACGGAACGGAGCAGACACCTGATTCAGAGAAGGCGGTGGATCTAACAGTACCGACACTGTACACTGACAATGTCGGAGGGTTCACACTCACAGATCCAAAAACTAAATATGAGGTGATGTTCGAACCATCTGGCGACAAGAAAACACTCGGATATTATGTTGATGGTATCCAGGACTTCAACATCATGCACCTTGCTACTACTGACTATGCGGACGAGAATGGGGGCAAGATTGACGAGATATACATAAACACAGCTAAGCAGCCAATCACCAACAAGAAGGTGTATCTGAGGGTAGACACAATCGACGTTGCACAATCAAATGAGAAGGTGACATGGACACATGTAGGAGATGAGTATTCATTCGATGCATCTCTTGGGAACAGCACGAATGGAGCGACCTTCGAGATTGCTGGCACACAGACCGAATTGGTTAGCAAGTATTATACCGACAACACCTTTCGCACAGAAGCTCAGGTTCAGCAGGCCATTGATGATGCTCTGGCAGACATCACTGGAATCGACTTCCAGGTCGTAGATACTCTGCCAGCAACAGGCACCAAGGGTGTGATCTATCTCTTGGCGAACAGTTCGGCATCCCCGAACAGCTATGATGAATATATCTGGGTCACACCGACAGGCGGAACTGCTCACTATGAGAAGATTGGAACCACGGATGTGGATCTATCAGACTATTGGACATCTGTTGCTGGGCATTCGAACTCACTGGTGGCAATGACTGTTTCGGAAATAAATGCCATTCTCAATGCGTAAAGGGGGAGCAACATGTCGGATAACTATATCAATCCATCAGGGCTCGCTGCCATCAGGGATTGGATAAAGAACCAACTATCTAAGAAGGGAAATGCAGAACTGACAGTCGCATCACTTGCTTTGAATTCCACATTCCAGAATGGAGTTGCTGGAGAGGAAGTCATAATCGGCAATGCTTCAAATGACACATCAATCCTGATCAGAGCGAATGGCACTCAGGGGGCCAGAATGTCTCAAAACATTCTGCCCACCAAGAAGTATGTTCAAGATAACTTCCAGGAGAAGCTCGTCAGCGGGACTAATGTCAAAACCATCAATGGTGAGTCGATTCTCGGCTCTGGCAATATATATGCTGGAGCAGATTTCAGCATCAACACAGCTTCGAATAGCGGAATAGTCGGACAAGGCAATGACTATCTCGGCGTAGATTTAAATGCTGCAGACAATCTGGTCGTATCTCTCACCAAGCCTGGCGAATATGCAGTATCGAAATCAGTTCCAACATCAGACAATGTCAGCGCACAGGTGAGCAATCTGCAAGCGCAGATAGATGCTCTCGGGGAACCATTCAGGGTCAAGCAGTGGGGCGCGAATCTTAATATCCAGATACCAACGTGCACAACTGATATCGACAACACTTCGATTCCAAAGACTACTTTCACGATAAGCGGTCAGGAGGGAATCGACTTTCAGATCCTGGGAATGCTGGCTTATGAAGTATTCGGGGCAGATGGAAAAAGAATCAACTGCTGGCCTGTTTGCCAATTCACGGGTAATGGCCAGAAAGAGCTGGGAGTTCGGTGGATGTGTGGCGGAACAGTTGCAAAAGAGGCCACAAGAATCAGCGCCTGGGTGCTGCTGAAGCATAGATAAAGAAGAAGATTGTTTTCATATTCTTATATTTCCTTTTCACTGGACCCTGGCTTCGGCCAGGGTTCTTTTAGTCACCTTTTTAGTCACCTTTTTTTCCTCGAATTAAGGTGACTGGTCACCTTTTTTCGCGGACTATTTCGGACTATTTCGGACTATTTCGGACTATTTTCAAATTGCGCGGGTCCTTGACAATGCTGGCTCGAGGGCGATATATCCTTGATTTTCCTGACTTTTTTTGTTTTTGTAATTTTCTTATAGCACATAATACTGCTATTATCTCAAAACCCTTGATACGTATGGGGTTTCGTGGTCTTGATTTCTCAGGTCACCTCAAAAGTCATCTTTATCCATGGCATTATTTATGCGCTCCAGGAGCACATCTGGACGATCCATATGCGCTCTGGCATATATTTCCATCGTGACCTTGATGGTTGCGTGTCCTGCGATGCGCTGCACCGTCTTAGGATCTATCCCTGCATATATTAATCGGGTCAGATAAGTACGACGCAGGCTGTGCGTATGGAAGTCTGGGATGACCTTTTTTATATTCTCTGTCAGATGGGAGGCGTTGTAGATTGGCTTTTTATTGCGGGTGTGAACGACATATTCGCAATCCCTTGGTAAAGTGTCAAGGTATTCCTTGAGCTTCTCTGGGAGAGGTATATCCCTGTTAGACAGATTAGTCTTTAGGATGGTGCTCACAGCTTGTCCGCTGGGGGTCGCTACAATCTGCTGGCGCACTTCGATATGGTTCTTCTTTACATGGCTCCAGGTGAGAGCTGTAATCTCTCCGATGCGCATTCCTGTGTACAGACCAATCATGAATATTGGCTCGAACTGGGTTCCTCTGACAATCTCACGAATTGTCTGCAATTCCTGATCTGAGAGCGCTCGCTGTTCTTTTGGCTTAGAACCGAGGCTCTTAAATCGCTTTACGGGCGTTTTTATGATGATGTCGTTATCTACGGCCGCGTTGAATATCATGGACGTAACGGTCCGTATGACCTTGACCGATGTTTCAGATCTGTCCGCTATGCTTGCATATAACAATAGAAGGTCGTCTGGAGTTACCTTTCGCATGTAAATATGACCGATGGTCGGTATGATATGCTGGTGGATGATTCCGCTGTACAGCTTGTATGTGTTATGTCTGATCGTGGGTTTACGGAGCTCCAGCCATCTCTCAGCATATTCCTGGACTGTCGGGTTCTGGGTCAGATCGATATTGAGTCGGGCTTCATCCCGCAGGCGCTCCAGCTTAATTGCTAACAGCTCAGGGGTCCTGGCTGTGACAGGCCGACCGTTATTGATTCCTTTTTCCCTGTGGCGGTACAGGTTCCTGGACGGTATATATTCGAATTTTTCCTTTTTAGGTCTACCCATTTATAACTCCGCTCTTAATTCTACGACCCTGCCGAGGATGGTTATGTTCTCATCTACATGGATGGGTTCGTAGTTGGGGTTGAACGATATCAGCCAGAGACCCGATTCATTCCTGAGGACTTTCTTGCAGGTTGCTTCATTGTCTATCAGAACGATGGCAAGCTGTCCGCTGTCGACCGTCGACTGCTGCTTTACGATTACGATGTCACCGTCGTGGATCCTGGGCTCCATGGAATGACCTTTGATTTTCAGACCAAAGTATTCACCTATGAGGGAGCTGTCTATCTTAATGTATTGAATGATATCCTCGTCGGCGTATATCGGTGGACCTGCAGCGACCCTACCGAGGACAGGTATCGTCCTGTCGTCATCCTGGTCCTGCTGGATTCCTAAGAGCTCCGAGACTGTTGTGTCTAATGCTGCAGCGATTTCTATCACCTTGCTGTGTGGCACATCTGCTTGACCGTGTTCTATTTTGAAGATGGATACCTTGCTTTTGTACCCGAGCTTCCTGGAGAGGTCCTCCATGGTCATACCGAGCTCAGTGCGTCGCCTGTATACATTTTTAGCTAAATTCTCGAGCATTTTCATCCCACTCACCTCCTGCATCGAATATAACATCTGGCCTGCGAAATGTAAACAAAAAGTTCATTATAGTTAAACTTTCGCAAATATTTTATAAAACTTTTAGTTGACTCACAGTGAACATTGTGGTAATCTTAGATTAAGTTAAATGATGGTGAACGCCAGGTCGCTGGCGAGAAAAGGAGCGAGTTATGAAAAAAATCACGAAGAGGGATTGCGGCCTGGGCGGAAAGGTCGTGTTTATGGAAAAGAGTGACGGTGCATACTTGAAGCTTGGCGAATATGACGAGTTCCACAATTGGTATGTCGGGGTAGATGTTGACACTGGAGAGGAGCGTGTTCTAAAACCAAGCGATCTGATTGGCAACTACGTTGAGTAAGTCGAAACGGGCCACGGCCCGTCCGCTGGGCGTAACCTACCAGCGCTGATGAGACAGGTTGAAAGGAGGAGGCATGAAGCTTGATATGTTAAACAACGCCATTGAGGCGAGCGGGCTTAAAAAGAAAGCCATAGCGGAGTTCATGGGAATTACGCCACATAGCTTGAAGCTCAAGCTATCAGGTGAGCGCGAGTTCAGGCTCAGCGAAGTCGACAGATTGTCACAAGTCCTGTACCTGAGCGTGGGCGACATAATGGCAATTTTTTTTGATGGTTGAGTTCACTAAAAGTGAACAACGATGTATACTACGCACACATCGAGTTACCCTGACTTGACAGTCACGGTAACTAAAGAAACTTATAAGCACTGAAGGGAGGAAGTGATGGTTTATTCTTTCAAAGACACATGTCGGGAACTTGGAATCGGAAGGACGAAGCTGAATCAGCTCTGTGCTGAGCGCATGATTGAATTCACGCAGGAGCGTCCTGGGTGCAAGCGAACATTTACAAGCGCACAGATCCAGAAGTATCTGGATGATAACAAAAGGAGGGCGAGGAGATTATGACATTCTGGGAAGTGATGGACGGGCTGCATCAATGGATGCTACTGGCAATTATCGGTTTAGGGATTTTTATCCTGGCGATCTATCCACTATTCATTGGATATGAGGAAGGAGACGACGATGGTGACATGCGGTAGATGTGGACGCGATTTCGGCGGGTATGGCTGGCAGGAACTATGTCCTGAATGCCAGCAAGAGGAAGAATTGGAAATGTTCAGACAGGGCTGTCCTGTATGTGGCAGAGATGACCTGGACAGCAGGAAGGACTTTCCATACGCGCAGGACTGCTGCAATGACTGCTATGGAAAGTTAAAAAGCAAGATTGAATCCTTGCTGGACGAATTGGATCTCGATAAAGATGGTCGCGACGCAGCGGTCGCTGCAATAAACGATATTTCTTGTAATTTGTAAGGAGGTAGTGATGGTTTTAGATTTCAGGCCGCTCAGAGCGGACGAGATTGACGTAAGAGTAGGAACTGTTGGGAAGAAGGGCGTGTCGATGCTTCTGTATAAGAATGCGCGTGTCGATATGACCATCCTGGACGAGACGGTGGGTCCTCTTAACTGGCAGAGGGAACACCTGAGGGAGAACGCGAACTGCATCGTGTCCATCTGGTATGAGGATACCAAGCAGTGGGTGAAAAAGGAGGACACGGGGACGGAGTCCTTTACGGAGGCTGCGAAGGGTCTGGCATCTGACAGCTTCAAGCGCGCCTGCACCAATTGGGGCATAGGTCGTGAGCTGTACGAGTCACCTTTTATCTTTTTCCCGTGTGCTACACAGGAGCGACAGAATGGTAAGGGCTACGTAATGAAGAACCCTTACGAGTTCAGCGGGATCCGCGTCGGTGAGATTGAATATGCGGAGCTTGATAAGAAGCGCATAGTGTCGAAGCTGGTGCTGGTCCTTAATGGCAAAGAAGTGTTCAGGTGGACACTGGCGGACAAGGACAATCCTGTAATGTCATATAAGGCTCCCGAAGAACCTAAGCAGGAGAAAACGCTGCAGGCTGAGTTGACCGAGGCGATGGAGACTGTCGTGTCATCGGTAGAGAAGACAGCCTGGGTGAAGCGCATCAAGGATCTGGGTCTTAATCCTACAGCAATTGTGAAGCAGGCTGGCTGGGAGTCAGGTCCTCTTACGAAGGACATCCTGGGTAAGGCCGAGGTAATTGTGAAGGAGATACTTGATGAGAAGCGTTCTGCAGAACAATAAGGAATGCTGGGTGTGTGGTGTGACCGAGGGCCTACATGATCATCATATCTTTTTCGGGGGCAATCGTAAAAACTCCGAGCGGTATGGTCTGAAGGTCTGGCTCTGCGGGTACCATCACAATCTATCCAATGACGGAGTGCATTTCAATCGCGAGCTTGACCTGGGCTTGAAAAAGGTAGCACAGGCCAAGTTCGAGGAGGCGCACTCCAGGGATGAGTTCATGGCGATATTCGGGAGGAATTATTTATGAAGATGAAAAGGCCGCACGTACGTCCGTTATATGGCTGCACGGAGATAGTGTTACCTATTGAGAATGAGTACCGCTCAGAGGCAATAAACTGGGTACACGGGTTGGATTATGACCCGAATGGGGATTATGTCATTGAGCTCAAAAAGAAGCGCAAATCGCGTTCTATGAGCGCAAACAGGTATTTCTGGACGCTGGTCCATCAGCTGGCGGTGAAGTTAGGACTGACAGACGATGAGGTTTACAGGGAGCTGGTCCGTGACTATGGCGTTTCTGAAATGCTGGCCATCCCAGACGAGCAGAAGAAGGTTTTTGCTCGAGGCTGGGGACGAGATTCCACAGGATGGTTCGTGGAAGATATGGGTGCAGGGCTTCTGAGGATCTACTATGGTACATCCGTTTATAACACTCAGGAGATGTCGCGCATCATCGACGGGCTGGTCCGTGAATGCAAGACGCAGGGCATCGAAACGATGACCGATGATGAATTGAGGGCCTTGATGGCCACTATTAAGGAGGAAGAATGAACAGAGTGAATTTGGTTGGTCGTTTGACCCGTGATCCTGAGTTGCGTTATACGACAGGATCCAATCCGCTGGCGATATGCTCGTTCAGCATCGCAGTGGACAGGTTCGTTAAAGGTGAGAGGAAGGCTGACTTCATAAGGATCACCGTGCTGGGTAAACAGGCAGAAAACTGCGAGAAGTTTCTATCCAAGGGACGCCTGGTTGGAATCGATGGATCCATTCAGACTGGGTCCTACGAGAAGGACGGACAGACGCACTACACATGGGCGGTCCTGGCTGACAGAACAGAATTCCTGGAGCCTGCATCCAAATCTACGACGCAGGAGCCTGCAGCAAGTGAGTACGAAGGTTATGCGTATCTCGATGAAGAGATTCCATTTTAGAGGAGGCAGTGATGGTTAAGAAAAGAGAAACAGCGAAGATTGTCAAGTCGATTCTGGAAATGCATCCAGAGGCGCGCGACTCGGACGACAGATTGTATGTTCTGTACGTTGATACTGTACTGGGGTCAGACCATTGTTGGGCTGCAGATAAGCCATTTAGGGAGTTTATGCTTACCTACCGAGGGTTGGGGCTTAGCAGCATTGAGACCGTTGGAAGATGCAGAAGACGTATTCAGACATTGTATCCTGAGCTCCTGGGTCGCGATGAGGTTACTTTGGTGAGAGAGCTGGAAGCAGAAGATTTCAAGGCATTCTCGCAGGAGGTGTTCTGATGGGCGGCTGGATCAAGTTATACCGTGAGCTTCTGGACAAGCCAATGTGGAAGACGTTTAACTCGAATCACAAGGTGGTATGGTTGACGATTTTGATGATGGCAAATCACGAACCCAAGACGGTTACATGGGGAAATAAGACATATGATCTGGCTCCTGGGCAATTCATTTCGACGTACAATGATATCTCTCTGGCTGCGGATCCATCTGGGCGAGAAATTACACCGCGCGTAACACTTCGGTCATTGTTAGCGTTAGAGTTCGGTAAGACTATTCGCAAAAAGCGGGCAGGGAATGGAATCCTCATAACTATTGAAAAATGGGCATTTTTCCAGGGTGATACCGAGAGCGCGGTAAGACCTGAAGCAGAAAGCGGTCAGACCTGCGGTAAGACCTGGCGTAACACTTCGGTAAGACCTACGGGCATCCTACCTATTTTAGAAGAAGAGAAGAAGGAAGAAGAATATATTAAGGCGCGCACGCGCGCGCACGCGTATGGAGAATTCGAGAATGTCCATCTCTCTGACGAGGAGTTCGAGAAGCTGATGGAGCGGTTTCCTGATTACGAGGAGCGCATCGAGAGGCTATCTGCGTATAAGCGCTCTAAAGGCAAGAGCTATAAATCTGACTATGCGACTATCCTGAACTGGGCTCGCAAGGATGATAAAGAGACAGCGCAGCGCAGCAGGTATTCCGTAGTCGACGATTTCTTATCGAGTTATGGAGGTGGTGAGCAATGACGATTCAAGAATGGGGCAGCATTGTTAAGGTATTAAAGGCTGCATATACGGGTCCGTCGTTCCTGCCAGACAGGGAGGCTGTCGCGGTATGGTATAAGCTGCTGCAGGATCTGCCACGTGAGACGGTGGAGGAGAATGCGCTTCGGCATATAAGCACGAACAAGTTTGCTCCTACCATCGCAGAGCTCAGGGCTTCTGCAGCGGATGATGATCCTGCACTTATTGCCTGGGGCAAAGTGATGCGCATAATGGCGAAGTATGGTCAGTATAATCCGCAGCAGGCTCTGGCCGAGATGGATGAGAGGACTCGATCTGTGGTCGAGGGCCTCGGATGGATGCAGCTGTGTCTATCTGAGAATAGCATATCTGACAGGGCACAGTTCGTGCAGGCGTATAACGCTCTGGCAGACCGCGAAAAAATCAAAGCGCAGCTTCCTGGCGGGATGCTGAGGATAGGAGGGTGATGTGGACTTTTTAGATTTTTTTTCGGGAGTTGGCGGTTTTAGACGCGGTCTTGAGCTTGCAGGTCATCGGTGCATAGGATTTTGCGAATATGACAGGTTTGCGGTCGCAAGCTACACATCGATGCATCTTTTAACAGACGAGCAACGGGAGACTTTATCCAAGCTATCATTGAAGCAAAGGCAGAAGGAAATTCTCAAGGAGGAGTATCGGAATGGAGAATGGTATGCAAATGACATTCGAGATGTTAAAGGATCAACAGTGCCCAGAGCAGACATCTGGTGCTTTGGAGCACCCTGTCAGGATTTCAGCATTGCTGGAAAAAGAGCAGGTCTTGATGGAGACAGGTCTGCTCTCGTTAGAGAGGTATTTAGGATTCTTCAAGAAATCCCCGAAGAGAATAGACCCAGATGGGTTATCTATGAGAATGTTAAGGGAATGTTATCGACAAATGGGGGGGCAGACTACCTTGCAATTCTCATGGAAATGGACGAACTCGGGTACGATATCGAATGGCAGAATATCAACAGTGCCTGGTTCGTTCCACAAAACAGGGAGCGGATATACACTGTCGGACATCTTAGAAGAAGTGGTGCCGCAAAAGTATTACCTATCGCGTCAACAGTTAGAGAAGATAGTATTCCAATCGAAGTGATAGCGCATCGAGACGGCTACAGGAGAAATACTCAAGTCTTCTCACCGAATGGCATTACCGAGGCGCTGGACACTGCAGGCGGCGGTGGCAGGGGACATCATACAGCAGTGCAACTTTTTGGTATTGATTACTGCATAGGTGGACGGGAGAGAGAAGTTGCCAGCGCGATAGTCGCAAAATATGACACAGGCGTCAAGAACCGAAGGGAAGGAACAGCTGTGGCCATCATGGTGAAAAATGCCACAAAAAAAGGCTATGATGAGGCTCACGAAGGAGATAGCGTAAACTTTTCAATGCCTGGCTCGACAACAAGGAGAGGCAGAGTAGGTCGTGGAATTGCTCAGACATTAGACACTCAGTGCAGTCAAGGTGTCATTAAAGCCATTGAGGGAGAAACACCACGTGATAAACCTGGGCAATACGTAGAACTTCCTGATGGTAGCAGAGTCTATGCAGTTTGGTATGAGAAATATCGCTGCTATATCGCAATCAGGAAGCTTACTCCACGAGAATGCTTTCGGCTTCAAGGATGGGACGATGCCTACTATGAACGTGCTGAGTTTGTGAATAGTGATGCGCAACTTTATAAACAAGCAGGCAATGGGGTAACGGTGAATGTTGTTCAGGCGATAGGGGAAAAGATAGGAGGATGAAGTGAAGGTAGTTTATATCTGTGCTCCATACAGGGGCGACGTAAAAGGTAACACGGAGGTAGCTCTCCGATACGCTCAGATGGCAATCGAGTATGGATGTGTTCCGTTGGTGCCACATGTGCAATTCCCGTACCTGGATGATAGTGACGCGATGTCGAGGTCATTGGCGCTATTCATGGATCTGCAGCTCCTGGACAGGTGCGACGAGCTCTGGATCTGTGGAGAGAAAGGAGTGCGCACAGAAGGGATGAAGCTCGAGATAGCATATGCGCGCGACTCGAATATCTCGGTAAAGGATAGGAGGGGCATGGCATGAAATATCCACCATCCAAGGAATGTTTTGGGTACCGATCCATACCAAGGGATTGGCGAGAGGAGTGCACAGCGCTCAATGAATTGGTTTGTGCTACTCAGGCGAGGTGTCCGTTCTACAAGCCGAAGAAGCAGGCTGTCGCTGAATGGGTATCGTCTGGATATGATTACACGATAAGGAGAGAGAAATGTTTGAAAAAGTGAATCCTGGCCATCCAGATAAGCTGGCCGACAGAATTGCAGGAGCTCTGGTCGATATGGCATATGAGCTCGAAAGTGATCCGCGCATCGCAGTGGAGGTCCTCCTGGGACATGAACGTTGCTACATAATCGCAGAGACGTCAGTGCATCTCAATAAGGAGCAGGTGGCGATGGCTGCGAAGAGGATATCTGGCATCGACCTGGTCATATACAACGAGGTGAAGCAGGACGTGCACCTAAGCAACAATCAGAAGGGTGCATTCCGCTGCGGGGACAATGGCATCTTCAGAGGTGTGCCGAGACTCAAGGAGGAGATCTGGCTTAGCGACCTTGCGGGATCCATGTGGCAGAGATTCGAGGCAGACGGGAAGTACATCATCGATGGCAAGAGGCTCATCATCTGTCAGTCGAATGCTTCAGTGAATGAGATTATCGATGTTCTTAAAGAGCACGATATCTCATGGGTCAAAGAGTTCGATATCAATCCACTGGGTTACTGGACTGGTGGTCCTGGGGTGGATTCAGGAGCAACGAACAGGAAGCTCGGGTCCGACATGGGCGGAGCTGTTACTGGAGGCGGCCTGCATGGCAAGGATCTGTCGAAGGCAGATGTGTCGGTGAATATATATGCGCATCTGATGGCTGAAAAGTGCAAGGACGTGGTCGAGCTTAGCTGTGCTATCGGGGATGAAACTATCGACGGAATTCCGTATGAGGAGATTGTCAAAAAGGCTCGGGGTTACATCAGGTCGCTGGGCGGATTCGAGAAGTTCGCTGAATGGGGGTTGCTGTGATGGTTAACTCCCGAGAAAAAGGCAAGCGCTTCGAGCGGGCTCTGGCTGCTAAGCTCCGCGACCATGGTTATGACTGCAGGCGGGGCCAGCAGTATAACGGTCTGGATGGAGAGGACGTTGTGGGGCTCCCTGGCATCCATATAGAGGCGAAACACGTTGAAAGGCTCAACGTATTTGATGCGATGGCTCAGGCTGTCAGAGACGCTAAAAAAGACCAATTACCTGCTGTGTTCCACAAGCGCAACAATTCAGACGTTCTGGTGACGATGCGCCTGGATGACTGGATACAAATCTATAGAGAGTACGAGGCTGGTATATAGGGAGGAAGAATTATGAAAATAACTTTTGATTTCAAGGATTTTAATTTGTTTAAACCTAAAGAGAGCGGAATATACGTTACGCTAACAAGTATCGGCAATCTTATGTTATTAACATACAGCGTTAAGTACGAAAAATTCAATGTGAAAGACGATTACTGTAATGATGATTTAGCTATAGATGTTAAGTATTGGGCAGAGCTAGAATGTTTTAAAGGATTTGAACTTAATAAAATAATTATGAGTTTAAAAAACGAATCTTTATGTGAACTGACAGCCCTTTTGTATGACATTGGCAAACTTACAGACACTGATAAACAGGTCATCGATGAAATAGTTGGTAAGTTGGATAAGATTTATAATTCTTTTGAGTAAGGAGGATCTAATTATGACACTGTATGAAATTGACAAAACTATTCAAGACGTTATTGAGAATGGCTTCTCGTATGATGAGGAGACTGGTGAGATTCTGTTCGAGGCGTCCGATCTGGACGCTCTGGATAATCTCAGGAATGAGAAGATTGAGAACATCGTGCTTTATGTCAAAAACCTGTCTGCAGACATCGAGGCTTTTGACAAGGAGCTGAAGGCGATGGATGCACGCAAGAAGGCCTGCGAGAATAAGGCTGCCAGGCTGAAGGATTACCTGGGCGCTGCTCTTAATGGCGAATCATTCGAGACCGCGCGCTGCAAGGTATCATATCGCAAGTCGACTACTCTGGAGGTAGTATGCGAGGCTCTGGTGCCGAATGAATACATTGTGGAGCAGACGGTCCGCAAGGTAGATAAGATGTCCATAAAGAATGCGCTCAAAAATGGAGAGCAGGTCGAAGGTGTCCTGCTGGTAGAAAAGTCTAATATTCAAATTAAGTGATGGAGGTGTAGTGATGATTTTAGGACAGGCGAAGATAATTCAAAGGGAAAGGATGGACGCGGTGTTTGATTCTGCTGAGCGTCAGATCCTGGAGATGAAGAAGATGAACTTTTTCAAGGAGGACGTGATGGAGCTCCTGGAAGATATCAGGCGTGAGCTGGCGAAGGAGGAGTGAGTATGCTGCTTATAAAAATTAAGGGAATGGAAATGCCCGAACGTTGCGGTGTATGCAGATTTGGTTTTTTATCTGAGTGTACGATTACAGGGAGTTATATAGTAACAAAAATTGAAAGGAATTCTGACTGTCCTTTGGTTGAACTACCAAAACAACACGGTAGGCTTATAGATGCGGATCACCTGGAGAGGCGTATGTGTGATACGGTTCAAGGTAATATACGAGGATATGGCTATGATTCAAGTAGATGGGATTTGGCATTTGCATGGTTGGACGAAGAGGACACAATAGTTGAAGCAGAGGAGGGCGAATAAATGAACGAAAGAGACTTATATAACAAAATCAATTATATTGGAATGCAAAAACGCATAAGAGAATTAGCAATAAGAGAAAAACTTGCATCTGCTGATGAATTAGCAACTATAACCGATGTCGAGGCGTGTGAATTGATAACACAGAATTATGAGTTAATATTTTCAGAAGGTGAAAGAATAGGACTCGTACATAAAGATAATGTCAATAAGTTGTATAATTTGATTGAAATAATAAGTAGATAAAGGATTGAGATATGTTTTATGAAAAAAAATTAAAAAAATGTCCGATATGTGGGGCAGAGGCTTTTGTACATAATGATATAGTTGATGGGTTCGGGTTTGGCTTTTCAGTAGGTTGTCCAAATGCAAAAATAGATGACGGAATACATGGGTTTAACGATTACGAGTCGTTCAAGAGTGCCAAGTTGGTTATGTTTAATTTTAATACAAAAGAAGATGCCATTAAAGCATGGAATAAAAGATGCGAGGAGGAATAATAATGCAATATATATCAAAGAGATACATCAAGGAAAAATGGGAACCGTTGAAACGTGACATGGAATGGTTACTTAAACAAGGAGAAGGAGACCGGATCCAAGAAGAAGATTATATGAAAGTTGCTTATAGTATTAATGATAATTTCTTCGATATAATGCAAGAATTAGGAATTTAAATGCAAAATTTGCAGAAAATCTGCAAAAATGAGATTTAAAATGCAAAAAAATGACATATTTAAAGATTTTAGGAGGAAGACGATGAGAATGGAAAATGAACCAGGCAGGTTCCTGGATGGTGAAGGCATGATGCATATCATACCCACATTAATTGGTCCGATTGAACCATATGGGAGCCATGATATAGACCAGGAAAGGAATAAAAATCTATCGGTATGGCTTAGTGTTACAGCTCAGATGCTCTGGGAGATTCTGGACGTTGCGAAATACCATACCAGGCACGAGTTTAGCATATGTCACATTGGAAAAAGGGCGGATGAATTTATAAAGGACTGGTATGAGATATTGGGTGATTATTTAAAGGATCACGAAGGATCGGAGGGAAACGATGAGCAAATGGATTGAAGGCAAATATCGGATGACCTGCAGCTTCTGCAGGGCCACATATCCGAACGACCTGGGCGAGGTGAACTTCTGCCCAAGCTGCGGATCCGCGATGGGCAATGATGCACCAATGCTCTGGCAGCCATGTGAGGGTGGACTTCCAAAGGAGCTGCAGCCTGTGAATATCACATGGAGACATCGCAGGTCTGCACCGTATTACCAGCAGACAGAATACATACCAAGGGTAGCTACTGCTGTGTTGTGTAAGGACAAATGGTATTGGTGGTCATGCGACTGTGAAAATATTCTTCATGAGCATATGCATAGCTGGTTTGACTTCATTAACGATAATAACATCGAGGTTATTGCCTGGGCTCCGCTCCCAGAACCGTATATTGGAGAATAAGCGATGGATGATCTGATTCACTGGATCCAGGAGTTGAAGGACGAGTTACCTGATAGGGATGGAGACTCATATGAGAAGGGTTACTACGATGGCTACTATAGGGCGCTTGTCACCATTGAGGGTATCTTAAAGAAAAGGAGGAAGTATGGACAGGGTCATGGAGATTCTGATGTATCACGAGACTGAGGAGAAGCTTCTGCGCAGGCAACTGCATCGCCTGGAAGAGAAACTCAGGGAGGATCTGGAGGAGGTATATGCTGCTGCAGATGTGTCTGCAATTGTCACTGACAAGGTGAAGGTGCAGTCGTCCATCGTAGAAAGCGATGCTGTCGTGGATGCCATCGAGAGGGCTGAAATCGTGAAGGCAGAGTATGAGAAGCGCAGGGCTCCGATAGAGGCCAAGCTCAAGGAATTGTTTGGTCTGCATGAGGCTATCATGGGAATGGAGCCTGAGTACAAGCACGTGCTCCTGGCGCTATACTATCCTCGGGCATCCTATCGCAGGGCTGCAGAGATTCTGGACTGCTCTCTGGCATCCATATCCAAGTATCGTGATCGAGCTATCGACGAGCTTAGGAAGTTCGCGTCCTGGCGGAGCATAGGGTGAACAATTTAGTACAAAATAGCATATTGACACGTGTCAAGGGGTGTGATATGATATCCTTGTCAGAATTAGATAACTCGCTGAAACCATCACTCGTTGGCACCAGGAAGACGCAGCCTGGTGCCATTTATTTTCCAAGGTGATGGATCGGGAAAAGCACAAGTATACAAGTCACACATGGCTTGTATTTTTTATTGTTTAGAGTTTTACTATTGGGCTTTCGACATGTTAATATTGGACGAGGTAATATTCTACTATGATGGCAAAGGGAAACTCCGTAGATTTGATACATTTGAGAAACTGAAAAAGGAGCATTCTGTATATTCAAATCTCATACAAGGGAGTAAGGAAAACACAAGGAGAACAGAAACATCTGGGATTCCTGATAAAGCAAAATTAAGAACACACACAAAGAAGCACGCTCATGAGGTGGGTGCAAAAAACGAGCGAGAGTATAATAATCTGGGCGCAGAGTTCATGTCAAAACCCTTGGATGAAGGGATGGAAGATCTGATACTGGAGAATAAGAGATATAGGTATGATTATCAGACCAATGAATTTGGCATCGCAAGCCGCGAGGGATTTTTGCACACGTACTACAAACTCAAAAAGGGTGCAGAACAATGGGAGATGGAGGTGATGGAGTATGGTGAAAAAGAATAAAGGTTATTTATGTCCTGTATGCGGGGAATTCATTTTCGAGGAGTATGGAGACTTTGAGATTTGTACTGTTTGTGACTGGCAGAACTCGGCTATCCAAGTTAAGTATCCCGATTTAGATGGCGGGGCAAACCGAGTCAGTTTTAACCAGGCGCGAGAAAACTGGAAGAGATTTGGTAAAATAGAACCATGAGGACCTGCAAAGGTCCTTTTATATTGGATAAGCGAAAGGATAAAAAATGAACACCAAGATGGTAGCGCTCTCGAGCATTCATCCCTACTCAAAGAATGCTAAGGAGCACGATAAGAAGCAAATCAAAAATATTGCAGAGTCCATCAGGCAGTATGGATGGACTCAGCCACTGGTCCTGGATAAGAACAACGAGATTGTTATCGGCCATGGCAGATACTATGCGGCGCAGCTCCTGGGAGAGGAGAAGGTGCCATGTCTTTATGTTACGGATCTGTCGGACAATGATGTAAAGGCTCTGCGTATCGCAGATAATAAGCTGAACGAATCAGCATGGGACATGAAGCTCCTGGCAGAGGAAATCGAAGGGCTTGACTTTGGATCCATCGAGATTGACTTCGAGCTTGGTGAGACGAACCATGTCAGGGAGGATGACTACGAACCGAAGCCGCCTGCAGAACCTGTCGCGGTCCTGGGTGACATATACAGGCTCGGAAGGCACCGTCTTATGTGTGGAGACTCCACCATCCTATCTGACGTAGAGAAGCTGATGGGGGGGGCAGATGGCTGACATGCTCTTAACGGATCCACCGTATGGTGTGGCTCTGGGCACTGGAGCTGTATACCAGATTGACAAGAATGGTGAGCGCACCAGGGACTCGCACGATGCTATAAACGACAAGGGCGTGTTCCTGTATAACGACGACCTAAAAGGTGACGAGTTCAAGCAGTTCCTGCAGGACGCTTTCACCAATGCAAAAACCGTAATGAAAAAGGGAGCGGCATTCCACATTTGGCATGCTGACTCTCAACGATATAATTTCGAGATGGCCATCAGGGACGCTGGCTTCCTTACAAGGCAATGTCTTATCTGGGTGAAGGATCACTTCACGCTCTCCAGGCAGGACTTCCAATGGCAGCATGAGCCTATGCTCTATGGTGAGAACCCGCTACCATATCCTGAGGTGGAGGAGGTCGGAGACGAGTTCGAGGCTTGCTCTTACGGATGGAAGGATGGTGCAGGTCATTACTGGTTCAAAAACAGGAAGCAGACAACGGTCATGTACTTCGACCGTCCTACTGCATCCAAAGAACACCCGACCATGAAACCCATCACTCTGTTCGATTATGAGATGAAGTGCAACTCATTGGTCGACGAGAACATCCTGGATCTATTCGGGGGCTCTGGCACGACCATCATGGCTGCAGAGCAGAACGACAGGCGTGCTTTTGTCATGGAGTACGATCCGAAGTACGTCGATGTAATAATTGACCGTTGGCAAACATTCACAGGGGAGACGGCCTATCTCATCACTGATGATGGTGAGGTTCCCTGGGACGAGATAGAGAGGTGAGTTTAAATGGCCAGACCTAAAAAAGAGATAGACCAGAAGCAATTCGAGAACCTATGCGGGCTGCAGTGCACTGAGCTGGAGATCTGCGATTGGTTTGGTGTTTCTGACAAGACATTAGATAAATGGTGCCACGAAACATATGGCGAACGTTTCTCCGTAGTATTCCGTGAAAAACGAGGCAACGGGAAAGTATCACTTAGGAGAATGCAGTGGAGGCTCGCTGAGCGGAATGCATCCATGGCTATCTTCCTGGGCAAGAATTACCTGGGCCAGAAGGACGTATCGGCTGTATCGATGAACGTATCGATGGAGGAGGACGACCCGATTACCAAGGCCATCAAAGAAGAGTTCAATGGGTCTAAGTGAGAAGCAGCGTGCTATCCTGCACTTTCCGTACACAGGATATGATGCGCTCATCTGCGATGGGGCGGTCCGTGCTGGTAAGACATCCATCATGGCGCTGTCGTTCGTGCTATGGGCTATGTCTACTTTCGACCGCTGCAAGTTCGCGTTCTGTGGGAAGTCGGTAGGATCCGCACAGAGGAACATCCTGGACCCGCTCATGAACATGAAGTATCTCAGGGATAACTTCTCGATGAGATATAATCGATCTGATCACGTGCTGACTGTCACGCGCGGCAGCAGGATGAATCAGTTCTACCTTTTTGGAGGTAAGGACGAGAGCTCGTATACGCTCATCCAAGGTATCACACTTGCAGGCGTAATGCTGGACGAGGTGGCGCTCATGCCGCAGTCGTTCGTGCTGCAGGCTCTGGCAAGGTGTTCAGTTGATGGGTCAAAATTCTGGTTTAATTGCAACCCTGAAAACCCGAGGCATTGGTTCCGTCAGGAATGGCTGCTTAAGTTGGACGAGCATAATGCTCAGCACCTGCACTTCCTGCTGGATGATAACCCTGGGCTATCGGAGGATATCAAGGCGCGATATAAGACGCAGTATGCTGGCGTGTTCTATCAGCGTTATATCCTCGGGCTATGGGTCATGGCCGAGGGCATCATCTATGACATGTTTGACTCGAATCTGAACGTGTACCGTCCGAGCGACAGGCCTGTGGATCTGGAGTGGACTGGCTCGCGTTCGATTGCTGTTGACTATGGTACCACGAACCCGACGCGGTTCCTGGACATATATGATTATAATGGCGTCGTGTACGTGGATCGTGAGTACAATTGGAACTCGCGAGAGCAGTACCGTCAAAAGACCGACGCTGAATATGCGGACGACTTCATGGCGTTTGCACAAGGGAAACCCTGCGCAGCGTTCGTAGATCCATCGGCCGCTTCTTTTATTGCGGAGCTCCGCTCCAGGGGTGTGTATGTCATTCCTGCAGAGAACGAGGTCCTGGATGGTATTCGCAAGACTGCGACGCTCATCCAGAAGAGACAGATCCTCGTCAGCTCTCAGTGTGAACAAATCCTGGACGAGTTCGCGACTTATGCTTGGGATGAAAAAGCAGCGCTCAGGGGCGAGGAACAGCCCGTCAAAGAGTATGATCACTCTCTGGACGCGCTGCGTTATTATATTAATTCGTTGCCTGATTGGAGGTTCGAATGAGCAGACGAAACAAACAAAAAAATAACAGCAACGTGTCTGTGCATGATGCATTTTCCAATCCGATATACAGGCTCGGGTATGGTACGGCCGCACCGCTGGAGGCTGCAGAGTATCCTCTCACCAGGATGACCGATAATTATGCGAAGCTTAATTCGATGTATCGCTCTGGTGGAATCATGCAGTCCGTTGTGGACATCATTCCCTCGGACATGGTCCGCGAGTGGTTCACCATCCAGGGGAACGTAACACCTGAGGCTCTGGATAAGATGGAGAAGGCGCAGCGCAAGACTGGCATCAGACGACAGATTATTGAGGGTCTTAAGTGGGGCCGCTTGTATGGCGGAGCTGCAGGGCTCATACTGATAAGGGGCCACGAGGACAGCTGGAGCGAACCGCTCGACTTGGAATCGATTATGCCTGACGCGTTTAAGGGGCTATGGATCCTCGACCGCTGGTCGGGCATCACTCCCGAGAGCGAGATTGTGGACGTAGTTGGCGACCCTGACTTCGGGCTCCCGAAGTATTATTCCATCTCGCAGGATGGCAAGATGATTGCTAAGGTCCACCACTCGAGAGTGGTTAGGTTCACTGGCAGGGAGCTTCCGTACCTGGAGAAGATGGCAGAGCTATATTGGGGCGAATCAGAGATTGAGCCGATCTACGACGATATCGTGCTATATGATTCCGTTATGCATAACATGGGGAATCTGACGTTCAGGGCGAACGTTTCCACCATGGAGGTGGAGAACCTGGACCAGCTATTCAGCTTGGCATCCACGGAACGCCAGAAGCGGTTCTGGGACGTTATGCAGGCGCAGAGCATTGCGGAGTCGAACTTCGGGCTCAGGCTCGTTAATAAAGGCGACCAGATATCTACTCAGCAGTACTCTTTCTCTGGCTTCAATTACGTTGTAGAGGCGGTGCAGCTTAATCTGTGCGCCAAGACTCACATCCCGATGACGAAGTTATTCGGTCGCGCTCCTGCAGGGCTGTCGGCTACTGGCGAGGGAGACATAAAGAACTACTACGACATCATCGATGGCGAACGTGAGACGAAGCTTCGACCCATCATCGAGCGCTTGCTGCCTATCATGTGCATGAGCACCTGGGGGCAGGTACCTGATGATCTGTCGTTCACATTCCCGCCGCTATGGACACCGAATGCTATTGAGCTCGCGCAGATTGCGCAGATTAAATCTGGCACCATCCTGGCTGCTTACCAGGCAGGCATGCTGAATCTGGGACCCGCGCAGAAGGAATTGAAAAAGCTGACGGAGGACACGGGCCTGTTTGATTCCATCTCTGATGAGGAAATCGAGAAGAACATGGAGACGACTTTCGCTGAGGCATCGCAGATGAATGACCCTATGGCAGGGCTATTCGGAACGATGGGGCAGGAAAAACCCGACGAGGGTGTTCCTACCGACGAGGAGGAGAAAGTCGCTGAAACGGGCAAACAGGGCCTTGAATAAGAATGAATAGGGACTTAGAAAGGCTCAGGCGCATCTTTTTAAAGGCCGAGCAGGATATTGTGAACGAAATAGCTCGGCTCAGGTATCTGGGCCTGATTGACTACCATGCTGTGGCAGCTCTGGAGCGGGTGCAGGCTATCCTGAAGTCACTGCAGGACCAGGCATGGATCTACGTGCCGAAGATGATCAAGCGCTATTTCTACGTCGCGCACCCTGACAAGTACACGCGCGCGGTAAAGAGCGCGCTGGAGCACTTCACTGGATATGATGCGGCTCTTAGCATGGTGCAGGCTGAGCTTGCTGACCGTATGATCATTTCGACGATGGGAACCATCGCGGAGGCTACGAGCAAGGTGTTCGAGAGCGCGTCGGATTATGTGCTCGGACCCAGGGCTCGCGACGTCATAAGTGAGACGGTCCAGGAGGCGCTGGTATCACGTGAGACTGGAGCGGGCTTCGATATCGCGAACAAGCTAAAGAGCAAAGGCATCACTGCTTTTGTTGATAAGGCTGGGCGCGAATGGTCGCTGCATGCTTATGCTGATATGGTCTTAAGGACTGCAGCTCGTCAGGCTGACACGATGGCTGTCCTGACGAAGGATCCAGAGCACGACCTGTATAAGATATCATCGCATGGCACGACGTGCCCGTTATGCGCTCCCTATGAGGGCAGGGTGTATTCGAAGTCTGGAACGGATCCGATCTATCCACCGCTTGCGAGCGCTTTCGGAAAGATTGACCCGATGGGGCCGAATGAGCTCCGCAACACATGGCTGAACATTCATCCGAACTGCTTACATGTGATTGTACCGTGGACTCCTGCAGGCAGGTCTGCAGAGGAGATCAAAAAGATTCAGGACTTCTCGAATCCGAAGACGAATCCTTTTGACCGTGATCCTCGGTCGGAAGAAGAGATCAAGGCTTACAGGGATAAGGAGCGCGCTCGTCAGAAGCTCCTGGCAGATATCAAGCAGTACGAACGGTATGTGGAAGCGATTCCTGGCGATATGCCGAAGACGTTCGCCACATTCCTTAAGCATAAACGCGCGAATAGCGATAAGTACAGGGCCTGGGTGAAGGCCTATAGAGACAGGGCCGATTGAGGTCCTTTTTTAATGGGAGGACGAGATGATTTATTATTATGGTTCCGAGATAAGCCCGAATAAAATTGAAACGGTCGAGGGCTTTTTAGTATGTAGGAACGTGCCGATTGCACGAATCGGCAGCCAGGACTATCAAGCCTGGGAGCTGCAGCTTGATGGTGATCCGTATCGGGTCATCAAGGTGAAGCGCTACGAAGAGGACGTATTCGAGCCTGCTGTGATGGCGTCGTTTGAGGGGAAGCCTGTCACCGATAGGCACCCACCAGAGAATGTTACGCCTGAGAACTTCTCGCACTATGCGAAGGGGCACGCGCAGAACGTGAGACGCGAGGGCGAGTACATCATGGCAGATCTATATATTAACGACTCGAATCTTATATCGGACATCTTGAATGGTGTGAAGCGCGAGGTATCCTGCGGGTACATGTGCGACTACCTGGAGGATGGCGAGGACTATAAGCAGACCCACATAAGAGGCAACCACGTCGCAGTCGTGTCTAAGGGCAGGGCTGGCAAGAACGTTGCAATACAAGATTCCGCTGAGGCGGGGAAAGGAAGAATTATGAGTAAAATGTTGAAGGAGGTACTCAAGGCATTTGGCGCATCTGTTCGGGACGCCAATCCTGAGGAAATCGAAAAACTCGCAGAAGTGACCGCTGACGCTCTCGAATCTGAAGCGCAGGAGGGTGAACCCGTTACCGATACGCAGGAACCCGAACCCGCTCAGGACGCCGAGGCAGTTGATCCTGTAGAGGAAGTCACTGAAGAAGTAACCAAGGAGGTCGTATTAGACGATGATCCGAACGCTGGCCTTGCTGAGAAGCTCGACAAACTTATTGAGCTGTTAAGCACTGCAAGGGTATTCGACCAGGAGGTCGTGAAACTCGACAAAGTAATAGACGAGCTTGAGACTCAGGCTGCTTCTCAGACAATAAGTGCTGATGAGATGGGTGACTGCGATGCGCCTGTTAAGGATTCCGCAGTTCAGTTCCTCAAGAGCATGAGACCTGTAGTGGCTGGCATCTCGAATAAAAAAGAAAGAGCCAGAGTCACGGATGCTCTCATCAAGGCTGTAAGCAAGCAGGGCATGGGAGCACTTCTGAATGCGCAGAAGAGCGGCGCTATCGCTGCAAGAGACGCATCATCGCAAACACGTTACGAGAAGATATGCGCGGATCAGGCCGCGGCTTATAATAGTCGCAACCCGCACAAAAAGGAGGATTGAAAATGTTATACACACAGAATATCGGACAGACGATGCCGCATGGATTCGCAGGTTCCTATGGCAGACAGCCTGACATGATCGTGAACACGCTTCCTGCAGGAGGCACTGAGAACATCGCTTTCGGTACACCGCTTAAGCTCGACAATGGTACAGTGGTAGCTATGGGCGCTGGATCCGCTGCTACAGACTTCTTCGGAGTTGCAGCAGTTGAAATCAAGTCATCGCTTAACTATCTTGACCAGGCTGGCGTATATGCTCCGAAGGACCCTGTTGCAGTGTTCCAGAGAGGCGCTATCAATGTTAAGTGCCAGAAGGGCACTCCCGCTCTTAATGGCGCGGTGTACGTGAGAATCGCTGAGAACGCTTCCTATCCGACAGCAGTTGTTGGTGGATTCGAGGCTGAGGCTGATGGTGGCAACACCGTCGAGCTCACGAATGCTGTATGGGCTGGTCCTGCTGATGCGAACGGAATCGCAGAGCTCAGGATCAAGACTTTAGCTTAATGGTAGGAGGTTTGAATCATGTTTAAGAACGTAGGTAATACGAATGCTGGCGTTTTCACGATGAAGGGAATGCGCGTGGCTGATGGTGCAGTGCCGACAATGGACGCTGCTGGCATCGCTTCTGGCGGTGCTTTTTTAGTGAGCGAGCTGGAAAAAAGAGACACGCTTCTCAGAAAGCCGCTTACATCATTCACCTATCCGAGAGATATCGTCATCGAGGTAGGTGGAGGCTGGGCTGATTATGTATCCGCTATGAGCGTAGCTTATGGCATCACTGGAGGCTCTGGTGCATCTCCTGTTACAGCAGGCGGAGCAAACGGAGTTCCTATAGTGCAGGCTTCACTCGACAAGGGCGCATTCAAGGCTCACACATTCGCTGCAGCCCTTAGGGTAATGTTCCAGGATATGCAAAGAGCGAATTTCGTTGGTAGATCTCTTGACCAGATGCTTAGCGATGGCGTGAGACTCACATATGACAAGCACATGGACGAGAACATCTACTCTGGTCTTGATGAGTATGGCACGACAGGTCTTGTGAATAATGCTGACGTAGCAATTACATCGGTAACTGGCGGAGCATGGTCTGGCAAGACTCCTGCACAGATTCTCAAGGACATCAACGATGCTATTACTGCTTGCTGGGCTGCTGCAGAGTATGACGAGGCTGCAATGCCGAATCACATCCTGCTTCCTTATGAGCAGTACACATACATCCTCAACACCATGGTGACCGACCTTGCGACTGAGACCATCCTGGACTACGTCATGAAGAATAACGTAGCTACTAAGAATGGCGGATCCTTATTCATCGGAGCTACCAAGTGGTGTAAGGGTGCTGGCGTAGGTAATACCGACAGAATGGTAATCTACGTAAATCACGAGAGATTCGTAAAGGCTGATGAGCTCGTTCCGCTTAGCAGAATCATGTCTGCTCCGAATGTAGCGAACGTCTGCTACGATACTGCTTACATGGCAAATATCACAGAAGTACAGTTGTTCTATCCTCAAACGATGATCTACGTCGACGGAATATAACGGAGGTGCACCATGTGGGTCATAAGCAAAAGAAACGTATTTTTTAAGAATGAGGCCGACGAAGTATTCGGGATGCCGAAGGAGTACATGGGCGACGTTCCTGAATGGGTAACGAAGACCGACTTCTTCAAGGCTCTCGTTCGTGACGGTCTTGTTATCGTAACCGAGACAACGAAGGACAAAGAGATTCAGGCGAAGGCCGAGGTCGCTGAAAAGAAGGAGCAGGAGGCTCGTTCGAAGGCGAAGGCCAAGGCGAAGGCTGAAGAGGAGTAAAGGAGAACGCGGGAATGATCTACGAATCTAAGCCACAATTTTATGGCGTAATAGCAAGGGCGTCCAACATTGGGATGGCTACAGGAAATTATACGGCGGAGATGTTCCTGGAGGATTTCCCGCAGTTTTACCACCTTGAGGACGACGTTCCGATGTCTTGGGTACCAGAGACTGTGCTCGCGCAGTTCATATCGCAGGCGAATGTTTCCATTCAGCCTGATAAGTGGTTAGACCAATGGCGTTACGCCTGCGGTCTTTTTGTCGCTCATCACGCGACGATGTATCTTAAGACGATGAAGACACCTGACGGATTTACGATGACTCCGATGGAGGCTGTGGCTTCTGGAGAGGTAATCGGAACCGTTAAGAGCGCCACGCTTGGCGACGCATCCATCTCTTATGACGCTTCGTCGTCCACAGGTGCGACAGCTGCCTGGGGCGATCTGAATGCAACGCAGTATGGGCAGATGCTTGCAACGAAGGCAAGGCTCGTCGGTATGGGCGGGTCCTATGTCCTTTAGGAGGTGAGCGCATGAATTTTGCAGACTGGTACACTGATACGATGGACGTATTCAGAGTGCAGGGCACGGTAGTGAATAACGTCACGCGAAATGAGAGGACACAGATCTACCAGGGCATCCCTTGCAGGGTATATCAGGATAGTGAGGCTGGTCCGAGCATGAGCCAGGACGCTGCATCTGTCAGGAACAGCGCCAAGGTCGCTCTCGACAATGCCTGGGCAATAAAGCCTGGCGACGAATTGATAATCTATCGAGGAGGCGGTCTTGGTAGGACGGATATAAAGACTCGGGCTTTTGCTGGGGATCCGCATTACTATTTTGAACCCTATGGCGGGGCTGCTCCGATGCTGGAGCATCAGCAGATATCTCTATTGCAGGAGGAACGCATATGAAACTCGAACTATTCCCTGACGAGCTTAGACGTGTATATGGAGTGCTCGACTCAGAGCTCTCCAGGGTCGCAAAAGTGGCCACAGAACGCGCGATAGAGACTGCGGAGGAGCTTACTCCGTCCGCGCTCGGAAACGGGCTGTCAGGGACTGGTACGCGCTCAGGACAGATGAAGGCTCGATGGGCTGCAGACTCTGTGACTGAGCCGACGAGGACTGCTGAGGGCTGGGTGACGTCGCTTAATAATAACGCGATGGGCTCGAAGCCTGGATCATATTACGCCGCCTATGTGAATGATGGGCACAGGATGGACAGGCATTTCGTTCCTGGGCTTATCGTGAATCCTGCCAGCGGAATGCTGGAGAGGGTTCCGAAGGACGTCGGGGGCATCATGGTTGGTACAAAAACGAGCTATGTTCCTGGCTACCACATGGTAGAAGAGGCTGAACGGGTCTATGAGGAGACAGTTGAGCACGAGATTTTGAAGCTTCTTGAGGAGCTGGAGGATTTATGATTTTTTCGAATGACATGATAGCGGAGAGTCTGGCGATGCATCTCGCGGATGTGCTCCCTGGGGTTACGTTTTACGAGGACCCGAATCAACAGGAGACGGTCACTCCGTGCTGCTTCCTACAGCAGAGATATGCGTCGATTGATAATAAGCTGGTCGACCGTTATCTGAGAACAATAGGTCTGGATCTGACCTACCTGGAGGATTATAATCTGCCAGATCTGCAGAGGCGTTATCAGGCGGCTGCAGAGAAGCTGGACGGGGTGATGGAAACATTTCATCTGCTTGAGAGCGGCGGTGATGCAACACTCATCCGCACGTATGAGCGCAATTGGACAATTGACCTTGATGCGCTCCATTACAAGTTCGAGCTTCGGATCTGGGTTAAACCTGAGGAACCGTTCAATCCGATGAGGTCCTATAAGCACAAGGAGGTGGTTACGAATGGCTAACAAAAAATACACACGCGAGGCCATACTGAGCAGCGATGAGTTCAAGAAGTACCAGAAGGACTTCCTGGCGGCGCTGCTTACTAAAAAAACTTACACGATACCCGAAGCGCTGAAAATCGCGGAGGGCTTTTTTAAGGAGGAAGAATAAATGGCTGGAGGAACATGGAAGACACAGAACAAGATCAGACCTGGCGTCTACATCCGTTTCAGCTCGAGCGTTAAGAATTCGCTCACGGTGGGTGACCGTGGTATAGTTGCCATCTGTGAACCTATGTCCTGGGGCGAAGTCGGAAAGGTGACCGAGATTACCTCTGACACGAACATGCTGGCTGTTACGGGATATCCGAGCATCACAGACACTCTGTTTTTAAGAGAGATATTCAAGGGCACAGATAGAACGTATGGTGCTCAGAAGGTCCTCTTATTCAGACCGTCTGCAAATGGCGCGGCAAAGGCTGCAGCGACGATTGGTAATCTGTCAGCAACAGCAAAATACGAAGGAACGAGGGGCAACGATATCACGGTAGTGGTAACGGAGAACACCGACAGCACATTCGATGTTTCGACCGTCGTGAGCGGCATAATCTACGACACGCAGATTGTGGCGACTGCTGACGAGCTCGTTGCGAATGACTGGGTTGAGTTCAGTGGCTCTGGCGAGCTTACTGCATCTGCAGGCACAGCTCTCACAGGCGGTGCTGATGGTACCGTGGCCGCGAGTGCTTACTCGACATTCCTTACGATTATCGAACCGTATCAGTTCGACATTCTCTGCTATGATGGCGATGACGCTACGGTGATTACTGCATTCGAGCAGTTCATCGAAAGGATTGCGGACGAGAATGGGCAGTATGCTCAGCTCGTACTGTCGACATCTGGCACGCCGAACTCGAGGTTCGTTATAAATGTCCAGAACGCTGTAACGCTTGAGGATGGTACCGAGCTTACTCCGCAGCAGGTCTGCTGGTGGGTTGCTGGTGCTGAGGCTGGAGCGCTCTATAATGAGTCGCTTACTTACGCTAAGTATCCGAATGCAAAGAGCGCTACTGGAATGACAAATTCACAGGTAATTGACGGAATTAATGCTGGACAGCTTCTGGTGGTCGGTTCGAATGGTGACGTAAAGATTGAGACGGACATCAACTCTCTTACGACCTATACGGCTGACATCACGAAGATCTATCGCAAGAATCGCGTCATGAGGCTGTGCAATACGATTGCGAATGATATATATTATCAGTTCGCTGAGAACTTCATCGGGGTTGTGAATAACAACGAGGCGGGCCGACTGAGACTCAAGTCCGAGATTGTCGGATATCTTTTGAGCCTGCAGGCTGGCGCTGGCATCCAGAACTTCGACCCGAGTGACGTTCAGATATCTGCTGGCATCGATATCGATTCGGTCGTTATCGACATTGCCATCCAGGCAGTAGACGCTGTAGAGAAGATCTACATGACGATTGAAGTTAGTTAAGGAGGTAGACGATGGCTTATTTACTTGCAAAAGACACAATTAACGGTGCCGAAGGTAAGATATTTATTACCAGCCAGGGCCGCAATATTGAGGTCGCCTGCATGAAGAACGTGCGGGTCGTTACCGAGCTTCAGTCTACTGACATGAGGGTCATCGGGACGAGAACCATCCAGGATAAGGCGAACGGTGCAAAAATCACAGGATCTGGAAACATTTACTATGGCACGAACGTCTTTACTGACATGGTGATGGAGTACATCAACACAGGTGTTATGCCTGAGTTCGATATCCAGATAATTAACCACGACCCGACCACATCGGTTGGGATGCAGAGCATTGCGGTCTATGGGTGCCACCTTACTGGTGAGATTCCTATCGCGGTGCTTAACGATGAAGAGGCTATGCTCAATTATGATTTCAGCTTTGCGGGCACACGCCTTGCGAGACTCGAATCATTCAATGAGCCAGCGCAGTTAGGAAACTAAACAGGAGGAGAAGCCATGAGCGAAAGTAAATTGAAGGCATTCCTGCGTCCTGCGGTCGCGGAGAATGAAGAGGTGATTATATCTACAAGGTTCACTGATGATAAGGGTGAGGTAGTTCCGTTCGTAATCCGCGCGCTTACGCAGGAGGAGAACGATAAACTCACAAAGAAGTGCACCGTAACGACCAAGGACCGCACAGGTCAGCAGACGAGACATCTGGACCAGCAGCGCTACTCGAGAGAAGTCATTGTGGCTGCGACAGTGGTTCCAGACTTTTCGTCGAAGGAGATATGCGATGCTTATGAGGTCGTGGATCCTACTCTTATCCCTGGCAAGATGTTACTCGCAGGTGAGTATCTTAAACTTGCCGACGCGATTGCTAAATTATCGGGCCTGGGCGATGAGGAGGAAGAGGTAAAAAACTAATGGCGGAGGACGACCCTGATACGCTCTTATGTTACTATCTGTGGGCGAATCGGGGCTGGACTCCGAGTCAGTATGTTGACATGCCTTATCGCGAACAGCTTCTTGTGGCTGAGTTCGTGATGAAGGAGGTCCAGGCTCGCAAGGAGCAAATGGACGAAATAAAAAAGAGGAAATAAATGGCAGGCAATATAGAGAAAACCCTCGTCTTAAAGGACGGGTTTTCAAGTGCTTTTCAAAAATTAATAGACGCGGCTGAGGAGTCTGTGGAGGCTGTTGGAGAGACCGAAGAGTCGCTGGATGATCTTGCGTCTGCAGCAGAAATGTGGCAGCAGGTCGTGACCTACATGGGCCAGGAGAATCTCAGGACGATAGGGTCGCTTGAAAATCTGAGGGACGCTTTCGGTTATGTCATGAATGAGATTCAGGACAATGGTCCTCTGGCCGAGATGGCATATGAGAGTCTGACCAGGGCGATGGAGAAGAACGGAGTCAAGTGGACTAAGGCCGCATATGGAATGAATGACGCATCACTTCTGGCAAAGCATTCCATTGAGGATCTGGCGCGGAAAGGTTTCCTGCAGTATAAGAGGGCAGCGGATGACGCGACCAAAGCGAGCACACGGTTTGGCAGGTCGCAGAGCTCCCTGGCGCGCAGGCTGCTCAGGCTGGGCGCGACATTCTTCACGTTGCGGAAAATTATAGCGATGTTCCGCAAAACTCTGGAGGCGGCTCCCGACAAGATTGTGAAGCCATTCCAGGACATTCAGGATACCATGCGGCGCTTGACGATGGGTCCGTTCCTGGCGGCGCTTGATGCAATGGGCGGACCTCTTAACCGTTTGAATTCCGTGCTGAATTCTCCTGCAGGTCAGAGATTCGCTGCAGGTCTGGAGAGAGTTGGTTATTTCATTGGGCAGATTATCGGCGGGGTGATTAATCTCGGCTCGTCCATCATGACATGGCTCGGGGATCATAGTCAGCAGGTGATTATAGGATTATCTATAGCTCTTGCAATTCTTGCAGCTGCTTTTGTAGTCGCAAATGCATCCGCGCTTCCGCTTATGCTATTGGTAGGCGCTCTGATTATGATATTCTATGCTCTTGGCGCTGCAGCTGTGGAGATGGGGATCACAGTGCAGGACGTCCTCGGAGCTATCGGAGAGGGCGTCGGTGTGCTGTATGCTTTCGTATATAACATCATTGCTGATATCTGGAATGTGATTGCGGCTTTCGCTGAGTTTTTCGGGAACGTGTTCAATAATCCCATCGCGGAAATAAAGGCACTGTTCCTGGAGCTTGGCAACTTCATTCTGGGAGTCCTGGGATCTATTGCGAATGCTATTGACGCGGTGTTTGGGTCTAATCTTTCAGGCGCAGTATCGACATTCCTTGGCGGTCTGCAGACGAAGGTCCAGAATAAGATTAATGATTTACATGCGCAGAACCCAGACAGGTTCAGCCTGGACAGGATGTCCAAGATTGACGCGAATGTTAAGAAGCAGGAGTTTGGTGGCAAGTTCCGTGAGCTTGGCGGCCTTGGCGGCCTGGGTGGCGGCTATGGCGCTCAGCTTAAGGACATAAACAGGAACACAGGCTCCGCTGCTAAGAGTGCGAAATCCATCGCTGATAAGCTCAACGAGGAGGACCTGAAGGCTCTTATAGACGTGGCTGAGCAGAAGTTCATCTCGAAGATTAATCTGAGCCACAGCACGCCTGTTATCAATGTTAACGGGCAGAATACGGGCAATACAGAGGCAGACAGGCAGGCTCTGGCTGACGCTCTGTCGAGGATGCTGGTCGAGCAGGTATCGGCAGGATCCACATATTATCCCTGGTGAGGTAAGTAATGAATAATTATGGCATATTCTTCTCCCTGGATGACCTGGTGGTCAGGCTACCGATGAATCCAGAGGAGCTACCTGACAATCTAAATAGTGACAATGCAGAATATAACGTCCTCGGAATTGGAACAGTTACCGTTCCGAGGACGCCGCTCCCGAGGGAGATTACGATCAATTCTTACTTCCCTGCAAGGGTGGACTCGTCGGTCCTTACTCCGAATGAGTTCTGGGAGCCTGAGCTGTACATTCAGTTTTTCAGGGAAGCGATGCAGAACAAATATGTTCTCACATATACTCCTGTGAGATACCTGGAGAATGGTGAGGCTTTCGATACATCGGATTCTGGGTTCAAGTGCTTGGTGCAGGCTTTCAACGTCACGGAGCGCGGAGGCGAGACTGGTGATTTCTACTACGAGCTTCAGATCCGTGAGTACAGAGACTATTCACCCATGGAGGTGGAGGTAGTTGAGGAGAAGTCCACCAAAAAGAAAAAAGCGACAAAGAAAAAGACCCGCAGCAGCGACAAGATTGGGTTGGGGTCTGTTGTCATTGCGAATGGGAAGTATTACTACACGTCCTATGGCGATAAGCCATACGGGACAGCGAATGGCATCAGATGCATCGTGAACCATATCGCTCCGAAGTCGAGACCTTATCCGTATCACATCGCGCGTGAGAGCGGTGGAGATCTGGGCTGGACGAAGCTGTCATGCTTAACTGCAACGAAGGATGGCAAAAAGGTGAAAACACCGACCACAAAGAAAACAGCGACAAAGCCATCTGGCGCAAATAACACGACGACCAAAACCAGCTCACCTGCATCCACTTCCAAGAGGAAGCATGGAGGCGGGAATGCTCGGGAGATTGATAAACATGGCGGCGGCAATGCTCGGAAATTCGGGACAAATAAAAAGAACGCTTTGGACGTTCTGCATGATACTGTTCAGTTCGTGGAGAATCCAATCGTCACGGTAAAGACCACCGTTAAGTTTATAACTGAAACGATAAACGAAGCCGCTCGTCGTGCTCAGCAGCGCGCTAAATACACACCGAAGGGTGGAAAAAAGGGCGGCAATAATAAAGGCGGGAAGAGGTAATGTACGAACTCATCATCGGGCACAAGGAATCTGGGAAGATGTGGGACATGACGAATGATGTCGCGGAGGTTACTCTGGAGACGTACCGTCAGGGTCAACCATCGAAGCTCAGTTTCAAAATTGTAACAATTAAAGAGATTGAGGTGTCTGAGGGTGACGTCGTTCGTTTTTCGTCTGATGGTGAGCTTCAGTTTTATGGCTGGATTTTTACCATCACGAGAGACCGCTGGCGTGGGGCAGAGATTATCTGCTACGACCGATTGAGGTACCTTAAAGCGAACGCTACGTATGCGTTCTATGCGCAGAAGGCATCGGACATCATTAAGCAGATAGCAGAGGACCTGCAGCTTAGTGTGGGCTCCCTGGCGAACACGGGATATAAAATCAAGAGCTTGATAAAGTCGAACAAGTCCTGCATCGATATCATCCAAGATGCGCTGAATCAGACGCTCCTGGGCACTGGCAAGATCTACGTGCTTTATGATAATGGCAAAGGTCTTTCGCTTAAGTATTCAGGTGACTGGAAGTCAAAGTATGTCCTGGGCGAGGGGTCATATATGCTGGATTATGAATATAAGTCTGACATTGATACTGACACGTACAACTACATCAAGCTCGTAAAGCCGAATAAAGAAACGGGCAAGAGCGAGGTAGTTGTGGTCAAGGACACGGCCAATATCGCGCGCTGGGGCATGCTGCAGCTTCTGGAGACGATTAATAACGACCTGAATACTGCGCAGATGAAGGCAAAAGGCAAGGAGATGATGCAGTATTACAATTCTGTAAAGAACACCTTTTCTTTCAATGCGCTTGGCATTAATGGGTTGAGAGCAGGAATGATGATCAGGGTAAACGTTCCAGACATGAAGCTGGACGAGTACGTGCTCCTGGAGCGCGTTACGCATACCTGGAGGCACGATGATCATACTATGCAGATTGAAACCCTGGGGAGGCACTGATGGAATTATTACAGGCAATTCAAATGATTTCCAAGTTGGAGCGCCAGGCTGACTCCCCGACCGATTTAGTTGTCGGGACGGTCACCAAGACAGCTCCGCTGGAGATTCGCGCAGATATAAGCCAGGCTTCTTTACAGGAGGAGGTCCTGTATCTTACGGAATCTGTGATTGAGAAGAAGCTTGTGTATACATATTCGACGAGCGGGATCCGCTGCGTTGAGAATGGTAAAGACCTACCTGTTACGGAGAACGAGGTGATACTGAACCGAGGGCTCCAGGTAGGAGACAAGGTCCTATTGCTGGAGGTCCAGCATGGGCAGCAATTTATTGTTTTATCGAGGATTTTTTAGGAGGGAGCCATGGCGATAATACCCGAAGACAATTTAGCTCTTAGTGAGGCTGTGGAGTTTGAGGATGAACCATCGCTTACATGGTACATAGATCCTGAGTCGAGGACTATTGCAGGATATTGTGATGGTCTGGTTGCGGTTCAGCAGGCGGTCGAGATTATTCTGAATACGATTCGCTACGAGTGGCCTATCTACCTTATGTCGAGCGGAATCGAGTACGATAACCTGATTGGTAATAATCCAGGCTACGTGGCGATTGAGCTTCAGAGGAGAATAATCGACGCGCTCACGATGGACGACCGCATCAATGGCATCTCACAGTATTCTTACACATCTGAGGATGATGTCCTCTCGGCTTCTTTCGTGGTGAATACCGTCTATGGCGATATAGATACAGCTCTGGAGGTGAATGTATGATAGATCTTAGCAATTATTCATATCGAAATATTTTGAACGCGATGCTCAGTCGCGTTCCAGACTCTTATGACAAGAGGGACACTTCACCAATCCAGACTGCTCTGGGTCCTGCAGCTTATGCTCTGGCGGAGTTCTATTTGGTTCTGAATCAGATTCAGAATTCTGCGTATGTGCAGACTGCTGTTGGGTCTGATCTGGACGAGCTGGGGCTGATTGGTAATGTTACGCGCTATCCTGCATCACCTGCAGTGAGGCTCGGGACGTTCAATGTGGAGGTTCCTCTGGGCTCGCGTTATTCGACCATCAATGGTGACGATAGCATCAATTTTGTTGCTACATCATATATTGGTCCTGACGGGGATAATTATACATACCAGCTGACTGCAGAGACTCCTGGAGTTATCGGGAATGATTATATCGGTCCGATACTTCCGATTGACGTCATACCGAATCTTACGCTTGCGGAGATAGCCGACATCATGGTCCTCGGTGATGATGAAGAGGACGACGAGGAGATGAGGGCGCGCTTAATTGAGGCGCTCACTGCGAAGCCTTTCGCGGGGAACATTGTGGCATATAAGCAATTCGCGATGGGAATTGATGGTGTCGGAGGGGTCCAGGTATATCCTACTCCTAATGGCGGAGGCACTGTCGGGCTGTCCATCGTTGGGACAGACTTCCTGCCAGCTTCACCCACAGTTGTGGATGCTGTCCAGACTGCGATCGATCCTGAGGTCAATCAGGGAATCGGTCTGGGTTATGCTCCTATTGGGGCTCATGTTACTGTTAAGGCTCCGAACAGCGTGACGGTTGATATTGCGGCCAAGTTAACTCTGGCGACTGGAACTGTCATCGGACAGGTGGAGGGCCCGATAAGAGAAGCCCTTGAAGCATACTTTGGAACTGTTCGCGATGAGTGGGATACCAATGTTTCGAGCACTTCTGTTCAGTATGTGGCCGACATATATATCGCGAAGATTATCACGGCGATTCTATCGGTGGAGGGCGTGATTAATGCGACGAATGTCACTCTGAATGGCAGCGCTTCTGATTTATCTCTTACTCAGACATTCGCGGACAATAATGTACCTGTAGTTGGGACGGTGACGCTGACATGAACGATTTGAGAATATTCACGGATCTTCACGAATATCTCCCGACCTGGTATCAGGACATCAAGGATTATGACGCAATTCTTACTGCTGAGGAGCAGCAGATAAGGCTTGCGGCATCATTCATGGAGATGGTTCACGGGAACAATTTTTTCGCGGACATGACAACTCAGGCGGTCGAGATGTGGGAGAAAATCCTGGGAGTTATCCCGAACATAGAGACTGAGTCGCTGGAGTTCAGACGCGCGCGTCTGATTAACAGGATCAGCACGAAGCCACCGTTCACTTTGAGATTTTTGAAGGGGCGGCTGGATGACCTTATCGGTCCTGGCGCATACAGCGTCGAGGTTGATTACAACAATTACACATTGTACGTTGAGAGCATGGCTCGGAATCAGCTGTGGGCATCGGAGGTTGAGTTCACGATCAATTCAATTAAGCCCGCGCATATCATCTACACTAATAAGCCATTGATCCTCGACGGGATATTGATAAATGAAACCATTTCGAAATCCGAGCTGGTTTATAATTATCGACTTGGCTCCTGGGGTCTTGGCATGGCACCATTCGCGAGTCAGTCTGATGAGGAGGTGTTCAAGATGGCAACAACGCCAAGCGTGCAGGAGTCTTATCTCAATTACTTAGCGTCTGCAGCGTCTGCAGAAGATATTACTGCGGCCAGAATTAATGGCAATATTGTGATTACGAATGTCACGAAGACGGTTGAGGACAATAAGGCTATCATCTCATATCCTGTTACGCAGGCACAGGCTCAGGATATTACTATGGTAGAGCTCCTGGGCCCGAACGACGAGGTATTTACTCGTCTGCAGGTTTATGTTCCTGTAGGCGATAGCACTATTATAAAGCACACATTAACATTCGAGGAGGGAACCAATGGCTAATAAACCGATAAGCACTCCGCTACCAGCGGATCTACCTGTTAATTGGACGACGGGTCAGACTGTATCTCCTGGGGGCACGGAGGTTGGATTAACTGCCAAGCATGGATATAACTATCTGAGCGACCAGATAAATGATGCGCAGGAAGCCATCAACACGATTAACGATGCTTTCGCTGAGCTTACTACTCCCGAGAGTCTGCAGGAAGGTGGCTACATTCAGAAGAGCGGGCTTGACACAGAATTATCTGCTTCATCGACCAATGCTGTGCAGAATAGCGCGGTGACCAATACCGTGACTAAGTCATGGGGAACATTCACACTTCCTGTGTCTGGCTGGACAGGCTCTGGACCGTATACCCAAGCAATATCCGTCGCGGGCATGAAGGCTATATATAATCCTGCTGCGGTGCAGGTGTTCACTTCTGCTGCGACAGTTACGTCTGAGCGCAGCGCCATGGGTAAAATCTATCAGATATCTACTGCAGATGGCAGCATAACAGCTACGGCATATGAGAAACCTACGACCGCAGTGAAGTTCATGTTACTGGGGGTGTGATCTATGGGATACGTTAAATTACCGAGCGCTGGAGGCATATCTGTTAAGATTAACGGATTAGAGTATAACAAAGACCTTAATCTTAGGAGCGTTTTCAGATCACGCATAGGTTCAATGGATAATATGTCCAATTTTTCTTACGGAGACCGACCTGTCGTGCATAATTCAAAGATATATTATCTGCATCCAGCCACTTATGGTAGCTCATATACTTGGGACGGCACAACCTTCTCGACTATATCGATGCCATTTCCATACTCAGGATCAGGATTTTCTGTCGTAAACTATAACAACGAGATACATATACTCGGCGGTGGTGGTAGCACAACTCAAAATTCGCACTACCGCTGGAATGGTACAAACTGGGAGTCAGTCAGCACTCTGCCTTATGCATTCGTTGATGGTTGCGCGGTGGTATATAACAACGAGATCCATATTCTTGGGGGCAACAATTCGGGCACTAATCATTACAAATGGAATGGCTTTGAATGGATATTGGTTAGCACACTACCATATACTTTCGCGCGAGGTGCCGCAACGGTAGTATTTGCGGCTGACCGAATCGTTATTGGAGGCGGGCAGTCTGGTTCCACATATTATAACAATCTCTATATGTGGGATGGTCTTGCTTGGACATCTATTGGGCCATTGCCGACCAAGATGGCGTTTGGGTCGCTATTGGACTATAAAGGCGAATTGATTTTAGTATCAGGGTCCCTTGGCGATATTAAGCATTGCATGTGGTCTTGGAACGGGGTTAGATGGAAAAAAGAAGACGTCGTACTGGAAAAACTATACTATGGCAATTGTGTGTGTGAGTACCAGGACAAGATTGTGGCTGGCCCAGAAGTGGCGGGGTCTAATGAATATAAGGCGTTGCTGGAAATTTATAAAATGTACGAGGAGGTACAATAATGAAGTTGTATTATACGCTTGAGGACGATGGCTATCATATCTTCGATGAAGAGGATAGCCTTTTTCATGTCCATCAGTATGAACCGTATATTCCGCACGCGGAATTATCTTACGAAGAGAATGCTCAGCGCCATATTGAAGAGATAATGGCAAGCAGGGTTCCTGCAGATGAACAGGCGGTCATCGATTCGATTGTGAGCGAGCTGCAGGGAGGTGAATCCGCATGACAAAGGCTGAACTTATTAACATGATCAAGAAGATGAGAATAACAGCGTCAGACGAGACTGCTTTGGAAAGCATTGAAGCATATCCTGTATGGGGAGCTGGTCTTGCTGTCGGAGTAGATGACCGTTATTCACATGACGGGAAATTGTACAGATGCATCCAGAAACACGTTACGCAGAATGATTGGACACCGAGCGTTACTCCAGCGCTCTGGGTAGTCGTAAGCCTGGAAGAGTGGCCTGCATGGGTGCAGCCTGCTGGAGCGCATGACGCATATCAGACAGGAGATAAGGTATCGCATAATGATAAGCACTGGGTATCATCTGCAGACAATAACATCTGGGAGCCTGGTGTATATGGCTGGAACGAAGTGGAGTAAGCTATGATAGGTGATGATTTAAGGAGGTAACGATGAACGAATTTAAGACCGCTATGGATATGCTTGCTGGCGATTTCAATCCCCATCATGATCCAGAGAATGGACAATTCACGACGGGTCCTGGGGGTGGCAGCCCGTGAACATCACATGGATAGATCATAAGGCTGCGCATTTTAAATACAAACCGACATTCAACAACGTAACTGGAAAAGCTGAAATTACCCACAAGGGATCCAGGTGGAAGTATAATCCAGAGGATCGACAATGGAATAAGTGGTAAGGAGGACATCATGGCAATAACAGTAAAATGGCAGGGCCAGCTGACGGAGCATTTCAGTCTGGAAGATTATACTGCAGGGCTTCCTAAGGGCCCAGCTCATATAACGGAGGATGCCTATTCTCATGCTATGCTGATGGAGGAGTTCCGCAGGTGGCTCAAAAGACCGATATATGTTACGTGCTGGTTCAGGACTCCTGCATATAACAAAAAGGTCGGAGGCGTATCGAATTCCTCGCACCTACTGGGGATAGCGACTGACTGGCATACTAACAAGGCCATCACGGAGGCCATGTTCATAAAATATGCAAAGAAGTGGAAGGAGATCTGCGAGCGGCATGGCTGTGTCGGTGAAGCAGGTCTTTATACTTGGGGGATCCATTTCGGCTCCCACATAAGGTATTCCAAATCATTTTACAATTGGGATTCCCGCTCTGGGGTCCAGAAGAACATGTGGTTCAGAATTTAGGAGGTTACCATGGACAAGAACAAATTTTTGAGCAGGAAGTTCCTGCTTGCGGTCGCGGCTTTCCTGGCATCGGTCGGAGCTGGAATCACAGGTCTTGTGATTAACAACTACGATCTGACTGTCGTCGGGGCGATCTGCACGATATTATCGAGCGGCATCTATGCTGCGTGTGAAGCGTATATCGACGCGCGAAAATGATATAAATGGCCGAGGGTATATTCTATCGCTCAGTTAAATTAGAATCCTTTCGCTTATGGCTCAAACTGCTCTCGGCCTTTATATATCTCAAATTTGGCTCTTATTCTCACGGGAGAGAGCCTTTTTTATTTCAAATGACTGTTCTACTATTTAAAGCAAAACGAGGCTGAAATCGCTCGTTTTTGGGAGGTACACTATGACTTGGGAAGGCGCTATTGCGTTAATTGGTTTAGTCCTGGGCTCGAACTGGGTGGGAACGCTTCTGCTCGAGATCTACAGGCAGAAAAAGAAAAAGAAAACACCACAGGAGAAGATGCTGTTGGCACTATGCAGAGACCGCATATTGTCACTGGCGAAGAAGTACATCGAGCTCGGCGGCATTCCCGAGGATGAATATGACAATTATAAGCTGCTGCTTGAATCCTATCTGGCAGGCGGCGGCAATTCTACAGTGGCAAAGATTGGCGGGAGCGCTGATTCACTCCCGATAATAGGAGGCTCAAATGGTAAATAACATTGTACAGGTCACCTTTAGGAACGGGCTCCGCGTAACGACCGCATCCAGGAAACTGTACCAATGGGATTATGGAATCATCCTCAAGATCAATGGTCTGGATCTTCCTGCAGCCTACGAAGTTCATTTTTCGAACACGCAGCGCTCTGGGGATGCCGACATTGTTATCGGTGATGAGAATGGCGCATTGATCCCGAACTATTTACTGGAGACGGGTCTTAATGTATATGCCTGGATCTATTTGCATACGGGCACGGATGATGGTGAGACTGTCTACGAGATTACGGTTCCTGTCATCAAGAGAGCTAAGCCGAGGGACTACACACCTACTCCGCATGAGCAGACTGCTATCGAGCAGGCCATCGAGGCTCTTAACAAAGGAGTTACCGATGCGGAAGCCTATGCCGAGGAGGCGAAGGGTTATGCTGAGGAAGCGAAGCAGACCCTGGACGGTAAGCAGGACAAGCTTATCCCTGGTGATGGAATCAGCATTTCAGATGACAACGTCATCTCTGCTACTGGCGGCACTGGAGGCGGAGAGCTCGAGGCGGATCTGGTGGTAAGCAATCCCATCGGTAAGTACACGATGAACGAGACCATCGACAAGGGCACTGCTTTTGAGACGATATTCAGGGGCATGCTTTCGAAGACGTATTATCCAGCACTTACGGATTCGAGTCTGTCGGTAAGCTATAGCGCTCCTGCTCTGATGAAGGTTGGGGCGATGGTTCCGAGCCAGGCTGCGACTTTGAATTTCAATCGCGGATCCATCAATCCGCAG